CTGCTAGTTATCACCGTGTTAGCCTTAAAACACTAACGGCCTTCGGGCCCCTAAAAAGGAAATCAACGTGTCTCTGCATCAATTGCAAGATATCGCTCTGGAGTACTTCCAAGCGCTCAACACTCCCATCGCCCTCAGCCAAGCTATCCGGCTTCGGTACGGAGATTGGGAGGGAATTACACGCGCAAGCGTCGATCCCCGTAACTACCTTGACGCACACAGTTACCGATTGGATAATTATGCTGTCACACTACTAAAAAAGTGTGCTGGCTTACCAACCGGAATTGATACCCGAGCTGAGGCCCTGAAAGAATGGGCTGAGTCAGAGGAATCCTGTGCGAAAGTGAACGCACGTCTAGTAGATGATGAGATGAACCTCAGAAATGAGAAATTCTTCCTCAGACTTCGAAAGAACTTCGCGCGTTTGGTGGGCAGACCCCCGGTTGGAAAGCCGGATATACGGTTTGGCCCTGGTAGTACGTTTGAGCTGTCAGGCAAACATGTAACTGTGCCCGACAAAATTGCAGCATTACCCAGCTTCACCATCAATGCAGCCACCTATATTTACGACTATAGGGAGACGGCCTGGGGGCGCAGAAATGCGAACTCACTATTTCCTGAAAGTCCGCTGCATAATGTCTCATTGATCTCAGAAAAACTACCCCGTGTCGGCGGTGCCGGCTTGTGGGTTGATCAACTCCGACCTATACGGGCAACTCTTAACGAAGAGTTTGTCTTGGTACGAGGAAATCGCTGGGATTCCGCACCAAAAAGTGCACTGGTTGACCGAAGCATCGGCATCGAAGCCGGTGGCAACATGGTCTATCAGTTAGCTTGCGGAAAAGCAATGCGGCGCGGTTTGAATCGTCACGGTTTGCTCCTCTGTCCATTCCGGACTGAGGGTGCGTGGGACTGGCAGCCAAAAGCTGGCCGGGACTCACAGCAAATACATCGCACACTCGCCTGTAAAGGGAGTATTTATGATTCTATCGCAACATTAGATGTTCGTAAGGCAAGCGACACGCAATGCTATCAGTTAGTAAAACGGGTAGCGGGAAAGTGGTGGCCAATACTCGAAGAACTGCGTAGCCCCTATACAGAGGTTTTCGGGCATGATATTCCGCTCGATAAATTCTCCAGTATGGGAAACGGCTATACATTCGAGTTGGAGACCGCCCTTTTTGCATCCATCGCCATGACTATGGCTGACGTAACGGGGGTACAACTTATCCCCAACGTCAATTTCAGCGTGTACGGAGACGACATAATTGTCCCTGTAGAACTCGCTGAGATGATGACGGCGGCACTGGCCTACTGTGGATTTGAGCTCAACAAGTCGAAGAGCTACGTTTCAGGATCCTTTCGTGAAAGTTGCGGAGGCGATTTCTTTGACGGTTCCGCTGTTAGGGGCCTGTATCTCAAACAAATACCCGAATCCGTCGGTCAGTGGATTACGTTTCACAATCTCGTCAAGAGAGCGGAAACCCACGTGCCTATGGCGAAGGTATTAGATAAGATCAGGGCTAATATACCAGTTTCATGCCGCAACTATGGACCTGTGTCATTCGGAGATGTTGTAATGCATCACGAAAGATGGCCTGAGAAGGCCAAACTCAAACGCGACGCAGATCAATGCTCGTGGATGAAGATCACAGCTCCAGTATTAGAGAGTTACACCTATGATAGGTGGGATGTGCTCTCAATTGTCGCTAGCAAAGTGTATGGCGTTACAGGGGACGAGATCGCCTTGAGGGGCGACCCAATCTCCTTCCATGCACACTGGGTCTCCTTTGGCTGATTGGTAACCAGCTAGGAGTTTGGTGCGACTCTGCACCGTAGGCCGTGAGGCCACAGAGCAAAA